ACTATGGCACAAAGAGGAAGACCAAGAAAGATAGATACACCTGAACAACTATTAGATATGTTCAAAGCATACAAGGAGTATGTAAAAGAAAATCCACGTTACAAATACGTAATGAACCAACGCTCAGGCGATATGGTTGCTGAACCTTTAGAATGTCCACTCAGCATTGATGGCTTTGAAGTGTATTGCTATAACAAATTTGAATGCACAGTTAGCCACTATTTGTTCTTGTAAAAAATTATTTATTAAGTCTTCTTTCATTTTTATTTTTGTTTAGTTTTATAAACTAATTTATGATAGTTTCCGTCTTTATCTACCATGTAAAGTTCTCTATTTGTATATTCGTCTTTCAGTCGTTCCAAATATAAAACGAAGTCCATCGCTTCTTCTTGTGCGTGTGTAAGCCATTCTAAGGTGTTTAAATCAGTTCTTTCTAGCGTTGTGTTATACTTGTTTATTCCTACTTGCGAACGTTCGTTAAAACGCGCCAAAACACGTAATACTATTTTATCTTCTATTTGCTGTTTCATAACTTTTCTATTTCTTTTTTAACTTCTAAATAAAATGTAGTTTGCCTACTATTTACTCCGTATATATTTCTTTGACTTTTCAGAATTTCATCAAGCGATTTATTTAAAATGTATTTTTTTTCTTCTATAGTTAAATGAGCAAATGAATAAGCAATATCTTTTTTATGGTCAATATGTATTTCATCAAACCAACTTATCATTTTTTCAGCTTTTTCTTTAGGTGTCATAAGAAATTTATTAAGGTGTTGTAATACTCACGGCAAAACTCCACGCGTTCTTTGATTGCTTCTATTACTTGTTCGTCTTTTTCTACTTTGAAGACTTTAACACGTCGGTTATCTGGTATGTGGTCAAAGTTATGGCGTTTCTGTACTTCGTCGCGTAGGTCTAGACTTTCTTCTAGTAGGTTAGCGTTCCAATGCGCGCGCCTTACTTCGTCTTCTACCATTTCTTCGGGTGTGTTTACCAAACAATAGCAAAGTAACGATTCTGTTTTACCCGTTAGTTCCATGTAGCCTTGAAGTTGGTAGTAGTAGTCCTTTGTAGGAATTTCTGTAGCAAAAAATGGGAATGTAGTAGCGTCCCAACTTGACTTAACGTCTAGTAGAATGGTGTCCGTGTTTACGTCGGGTGTTCCAGTTAGCCAATCGTTAGAAAAGTGTTCTTCGTTTTTCCATGTGAAGCCTAAATCTAGAATGTCTGACACTAATTTAATAGCGTCGTCTTCAACTAGTATACCTTTATCCGTGTAACGGCTGTAGAATTGTTTCTTAATTCCGTACTTGTCTTGGATAACTTGTTCTTCTATGTATGTTTTAGCTGTTTGGCTTAACAACTCCCCCTTTGTGCGGGGGTTAGTCATTATCTTACCTATTGCAGAACATCTAATTTTGAAAGCATTCATAACGCATTGATTAAATCGGTTTGACCTTCTGTTAAAGTGAACTTCGCTTCTAGTTCTTCACGTGTGTACTTACCCGCTTGGATAGCTTCGATAGCGCTTTGGAATCGTTTAGCATCAATCGTAGGTAATTTCTTAACTTGTTCACCGCTTGCGTCCGTGTCTTTGTCTGTAACAAGTCCTAACATGGAACTGATTGCGTAACGACGTACGTAAGTAATAGCAGACCCCATAACTTGGAAGTCGTTCATACCTTTTAACGCTACGTTCTGTGGTATAGCTGTGGTGCTTTCGATTGTTTCGCCACTTTCCACATGAAATAAACACGTAACTAAATTAGTATCGTTAATCAACTGCGTGAATCCTAGTCCGTGTTTTTTTAGTAACGGATTAATAACGCTAAAGATTTTGGGCAAGTCTGAATAAGAATAGCCGTAGCCTTGTGTTGCTTTGTGGATTACTGGTACTTCTTGCTGGAAATTAGCCAGCGCTTTAAATAGATTTTTCATAAAATTGGTTTTTGTTTGTGTAAAGATAGTTTAGATTTTGATATAAACAATACTTTTAATTAAATTTTTTTAGATTTTTTATTTTTGTGGTATACGTGTCACTTTTGAATGTCCATTTACCCCAATCAATATCGCCTTTTTTCTTTAGTTCAGCTATTCTGTAAAACTCGTCTTTATCTAGGTAGCCTATTACATAGCCATAAGTCATGTCTAACGACACGTAGCACCAAAGATAATAGTCTGTTTGCTGTGTGTGATTAAACGCGCTTATGTTGGCGTTATATTCGTCTTTTGGTTCGTGGTTTGATTTGATAGTTTTAACGTCTATTTTTTTACCATTACAAATTAAATCAAAGTCGTAATGCCCTACATATTCTACGTCATTATCTCTTAAGTCTAAAACTTGCATAGCTATTAATTCACCTAGTGCGCCGTGTACTTGACTTTCGCCATTGGTTATTGAATTCTTTAAGCACTTGAAGTTGTAAAGGTCTTTAGCTTCTTCTATTTGATCTGGTGTTATGTATATTTTTTTCATTGTAGCTGTCTTACTTTGGTCTTATAGGTTTGTATTATTTCTTTTAGTTCTTCAATAGTCCATTTTTTGGTAACGTGCGCCCGTTCTTGTAGTTCAAGTAGCTTTTGCGCCCCGATTCTCTTTTGTATTCCTATTTGATAGTTAAGAAGATTACCACTTAAATATGTATTACAGTGTTCACATTGTAGATGGCAATTATCCTCGTCAAAACGAACGTTACTATGTCCACCACTAGAAAAATAATGCCCGCAATTTTTTTTAAGAGGCGGTTTATTACAAGAAATGCAGTTTAAACCTTGATCCCGAAGCCTTACGTACTTGTTAAATATTGTTTGCGCTTCTTTTAACCAGTCTTGTAATGTCTTGAGGTCTTCTTTCATTCGTTTTTTAGTCGTTTTCCATTGGTTCGCTTTTACTTCTTCGACAAAGGCTTTAATACATTCGTCTTTTAAGCAGTATTTGTGATTAAATCTGATAGGTTCAAACTTCTCTTTACATTTTTTGCACCTCATTAGTCAAATTTTATAGTGTCTTTTATCCAGTTTCTAAACTCTAGCTGTAAATCTATTTGCTGTTTAAATATTTCTTCGCGGTTTGCTTCGTTAGTATTCAAAAGTCGGTTATCTACCTTACGTATTTCTTCGGCTAGTATGTTAGCTTTACGTTTTAAGTCTTGTTTGAAGACGAACTGGTCGTTTAAGTCTTCGATGAAGTCGGCTAGTACGGGTAATACAGCGGACAAGGTTACAAGTTTGTGTTGTTTAGTCATAAGTCAAGGTTTTTGTATTTGTTTTCGTTTTCTAAATCGTTAATCTTTTCTTTTAAGTGTCCGTTTATCTGCATGGCGTAGTTTATTTCACGTCCTATCATTCGCATTTCCATTTCTAGATTGTAAATAGTCTTTTCTATTTCTGTTAAGTCTAGTTCTACGTCGTGTGCGCCTTGTATAAATGCTGTGGCGTTTGGCTTCTTTGCTTCTAGGTCTTCGCGTGTTAGTCTAATCCGTGTTTTTATGCTTTGTAGTTTGCTTTTCACTACTAAAAGTTGCAAGGCTATGTCCATTATTCCATTAGTTTTAATTTGTGTCCTAAATTAGTTAGTGTTTTTACTTCTTCTTTCATTGGTGCGCCGTAAATCTTTTCGTAAACGTTAGGCGCTTTGGTAATTTGTTCAAAATAACTTAAACGTTCTTTATCAAACCAGATTTCAATTTTTCCGATGTTTCCGTTTGAACGTGGCTTAATCTTATTAAAGTAAATTTCAGCTAGGTTAAACGTTGGGTCTTCTCGGTGTACGGTTATCATACATTTTCCACTATTAAACCATTCAGAACCTCCTTTTAAATCGTATGGACTAGGTGGGTTACGTTTTCCATTTTCCTTTTCTGTTAGTTTTGGGTGGATAATTGTATGTAAATGCAAGCCGTTATCTTCTGCTATTTGGTTTCTATAAGGCAAAACGTATTCCAAGTATTGTGCATAACCTCCAAAGTCGTTATAAGGGTGGTTTAAATCTTTCCAACTATCAATCGAAGCCGTATGTAATTCGCCTTTCTTCTGTATTTCTACAGCCATGTCCCAAAATTGAATAGGTGTTAACTTTGCTTTTATGTCTGCACGTGTTAAAACTTTGAAGTGTTGTATAACCCAGTCAATAGCTTGTGTGATTTCGCTATCTTTAATTACGTTGCGGTCATCTGGATTAAAACTTTTACCCGTTTTTTTATGGATTAGATCCGCTATGATTTCTACGTTATTACCAACATCTGGAAAATACACTAAATGTTTCCACCCGTAAAACTTTGAAGTGTTCATTAAGCATTCCATTAATACTTGTGTTTTACCGCTCATTGGAAAACCAGTCCAATCTGTGCAATTACCTAGTGACATAGAATAATGTTCGTGTAGTGACTTAAAACCTAAATACTTTCCCTTTTGGTTATAATTATCTCGGTGTTTAAATAAGTCCGTTATTACGTCGCCAGCTTCTGTTATCTTAAATCCGTTTAACTCCATGGTGCTTTCCATTTTTTAGGTTCGTTTACTTCTTGTATTGTTTGTACTTTATCCCAGAACAAACCTTGCCATCCATTTTCAATAGAATTATTAATTACGTATTTGCATTGTTCGTTTGAATAGCTTTCCATCTTTTTTAAAATAGTGTTTATGGTAGCTTGACTTAATGCCTTACGAATTGATTTTCTGTAGTCAATCCAAGAATCTAAAATCACTTCTTTTTCATTCTTTTCTTTATTTACATTCTTGTTAGTGGTTACTTGCTGGTTATTCTTTGGTTGTTCTTTGGTTGTTTCGCTGGTTGCTATCTGATATTTTTCGTAGTTAACTAACTGAATTATAGTACCTTTCGAACTTGTTTCGCTGGTTATTTCGTTGGTTAGTTTCAACTTGTCTAAACTAGTCCTAATTTGTTGAACACTTAATCCAGTTTCAATAGCTAAAATGTCGCGACTTGTTACCACGCTACCAGCTTTTAATTCGATTCCTTTAAAACGTCTGTCTTTGTGATTAGCTTTTAATAGTAGGTGTATAAAAACACGAAAAGCGTTATTATCTGAATACCATTCCCAATCTAATATTTGTCTGTGTACTTTAATCCAGCCACTCATTCTGTAATTTATTAGTAATAAAAAAGCCACTTTAAATCCCAAGCCTTCGACCTCTTGTTCATTAAAATGGCTAAATAATACCTTAGGATTTATAATGTCGAAGGAATCCTATACAAATGTAACTATATTAATTCAATAGCTGTATCTGTTTTGTATTTATTTTCTGTGATCCATCTTTTAACTCGTCTTAATTGGTATACGTTTTCACATTCTAGAATGTCGTCTACTAGTATTCTCGTAGGTTCTTCGTATTCCGTGTTTTGGAACGCTTCTAGATATTCTCCTACTATAGTTTCGTAGTGTTCCGTGTTCCACTTCGTCAAGTCTTTATGTGTTTTGATATTGTGAATTATCGACGCATGATGTTGATTGAATATGTTACCAATAAAATATAACGTGTATTTATGTTCGCGAAGTTTATTCATTAAAAAACACTTCTTATAAATCTTTTCTTGCTGTCTTCCTTTTTGGTTTAACTCGTCACGTTCTACGTAAAATAAAACCTTGTCTAAAACTTCTTCTGTCGTCATACCTTTTCAATTCTAAAGTGTCCTAACATACATAGTCCACGTGTTCTTAATTCCTTCTTTTTCCAATTACACAACGCTTTGTTGTCAAACGTCCAGCTGTGAATGACATTCGAACCGCTGTAGTATACCAGTTTAAATTTCATGTCGTTTTTCTTTATAATATTTTTCTAATTCTGTAGCTATATGCCATTCGTTACCATGCCATGCGTTACCATAGTTATCAGTTACATAAACTTTGGTAGTTTTAAGCCATTCGATCGGACTTAAACCACTATTGATAGCGTCTATTTTAGCGTTATGTAATTCGGCTATAAATTTAGATATTCTACGTGCTTCTTCTTTTTTCAAAATCCGTAAAAGTTGTCTAGTGTTTCTTGGTCTGCATACTCCAAGTAGATTTCTTCTTGAAAGTTTTGCTCTATATTTCCGATTCGTGTTTTAGTAGGTTTAACTTGACTGTTTCTAACAATCATTTTTAACGTGTTTCGTAAATGTGTTTCGCTCATTTGGTCGATGTCTATTTCTTGACCATTTTTCATTTTCCAATAATATTTCATAACGTTTGATTAAATTTAATTTCACATATTCTTTTATAAAGGTCTTCGTTAAACGTGCCTCTAATGTGTTCGTGTTGGTTCTTCGTCGTCCAGAAGCGAACCATTCTTTGTAGTCTAAATACCATAGTCAGCCCAATAATTATAATCGTTTTTATCTAAAAATTGCTGTTTCTCTAGTGCTTCGTTATAAAGCCACAAAGAATTATTTCTAAACTCTTTTACAGCTTCTTGTATAAATTCCGTGTATTCGTCCGTTATTTTAAGCGTTCCCGTTTCTTCGCTTGTTTCATGGTAAAACGTTCCGTGCAAAGGTTTGATATCAAAGTCTAAGTAAGTGCCGTTATATTCGTCGCCAGTGCTAGAAAAATACGGAGAACTAATAACTAAAAATAAATAACATGAACTTCGAAATTACCT